AACTTCCACGCGGGCAAGGTGCGCTCGGCGCGCTCGTACTCCCCTGCGGGGAATACGGGGTTGGCGACGCTGGCGAACTGGATCACGTCATAGTCAGGATCGCCCTTGGCCCAGCGATCGTATACCTGCGTCTTGAGCCAGCCCGTGTTGTAGGGCGTGGTGGTCCCTAGCGCCCGCCCCTGATTCAGTGAGAGGCGGCGCTGCACGGCCTCCCAGGCGTCCAGGCCAAACTTCTCTTGACCGCACTCGTCCAGCCATGCGGCCTTGGCCGTGGCCGATTCCAGGCCGCCCTCGGCGTCGGCGCTGCGTAGGATGATGCGCGACTTACCATCGGTAGAGACGATCACCCGATCTGTAGCGTGGTAGTTGCCCCAGCGTAACAGTTGACAAAACACGCGCGATAATTCGGGGAAGAGCTTTAGCTTGAACAGGTCATAGGTTGCCGTAACGGCCAGATAGTCGCCGTCGCCGCAGCGCAGCGTCTCGCGGTGCAGCCACCACGGCCCCCAGCTTGTCTTGCCGGATTGTGTGCCCGCAATGACAAACGGGAAGCGGCGCTCACTATCCCAGGCCCGTAGCTGGCCGGGGTGCATGTGCAACCTCGCCTTGCCGTCCGGTAGTATCTCTACCAGATCATGTCTTGTCATTGCTTGCGTCACGAATGACCTCGATATAGGTGACGGGCACCGGAGCGCCATCCGGCCCACTGATCTCTTGCCTTGTGCTATACCCGCGGGTCTTTCCCTTCATGGTCAGGTACCACTTGGCGTCGGTGCTATCCACCGGCGCATCGGCCTCCTGCTGTTGCTTGGCCGCCAGTTGGATGTTGCGGATCACCACGGACTCGGCGGTGTCTAGCGGCGTCTCAATCTCTGCCTGATAGGCTGCCGCCACGGTTGGATATTGCGTGACGTACTTCTTGGCCGTGTTCCAGTCGCAGCCCACCCGCCGGGCGATAATCGAGATGATGCCCGCCGAGCCAGGGATAGCCGCTATAAATTGGTTTGCGCTGTAACGTACTCCACTCATGAATCATCAGACTCTAAAACTCGTCATTACCTGTCGCAATATTCATGCGAAAACCCCTTGACATCCCGGCTATTCGATGTATAATGGAATTAGTGAAATTGATGGAATAGATGGATAACAGGGAGACAACAGAATGGCTACCAAAATCCGCAAACCCGCATCGCAGAAGCAGATCGACTACATCCACATCCTGGCTGCCGAGCGCGGTCTGCGCTGGGCCAAGGCCAAGGCGGCGGACGAGATCAGTATGCCCGCTGCAAGCGAGATGATCCGTGAGTTGAAGGACCGTTTTAGCCTGACGATGGGGTTGTTCCCCCGCGATTACATCCGCACCGGCGTGTTCGTGGTTGTGGATGAAGCCAAGGCCAAGAGTTTCTAGGAGGACATGATGAGCGACAAAACGACGAAAACCAGTGGACTCGGCATCGGTGAGGCTGGCAGCGTTCCGGCCTCTACCCCCCAGGACGAGATTGAGGCGCAGCGATTGCAGCCGACTCCCAAGCCTGCCGAATATGGCACATGCCAGCGATGCAAACGCCGTATCTCGAAGCGGCTCCTGATGTCGGCCTCGCGCGGTCTGGTTTGCCCCGATTGCTACGATGCGTGGAGCGACTAACATGCGTAAACCATCTATCACCCTAGAGCGATATGGCGAGTACGGCTGGGAATTTTCAGTTACCATCACCGACGATCTGACCGACAAGCCCGTTACCTCTCGATTCCGCACCAATCCCCGAGGGGATGGCCTATGGCAATATCTCCGTTCGAGCGCCTGGTATCCCGACGGCTCTCCCGTCATGGAGTACCGTCAAATCGAGGGAACATGCCAGTTCCGCCTACCCGCAGATCGCAAGCGGGCCTATGACAAAATCCGCTACGAGTGGAGCAAAGAAAACGCATGAACATCCAGCTTGGCGATGAAGGCATCAACTGGACCGATGCCACATGGAACCCCGTTACGGGTTGCAGGCATGGTTGCCCGTACTGCTACGCCCGCGCTATCGCAGATCGGTTTGGCCGCAGTTTCGAGCCGGCGTATCATCCCGAAAAACTCTCCGAACCGTTGCGCCGCAAGGTCCCTACCAAGATATTCGTTGGCTCCACAGCGGACCTGTTTGGAAATTGGGTGCCCAGTGAGTGGGTGCGCTCCGTGCTAGACATCGTGCGCAAGTGCCCACAGCATACGTTCCAGTTTCTCACCAAGGCCCCGCACAATCTCGTCAAGTTCAGCCCTTGGTCTAGCAACTGCTGGATTGGCGCATCGGCTACCGACCAGGCCATGATGGATAGGGCGCTATTCGCGCTCTCAATGTGCAAGGCCCGCGTCAAGTTCGTCAGCGCTGAGCCGTTGCTAGGCCCCATCTCCGGCGACCTATCCGCGATTGACTGGCTCATTATCGGCGCTCAAACGGGCCACGATGCGCACCAACCCAAACCGGCGTGGGTTGACAACCTCATCGACTCCGCCCGCGCCTCTGGCGTCGCTGTCTGGTTCAAAGACAACCTAGAGCGCACGCCGCGCATCAACGAATGGCCGCAATCAATCGCGGCTCCAACCCAAGCGCCGCTATTCGCTCTAAGATAACCGCTACCCCCGATGCCTCTATCTCTATGCCGAGGCATCGGCGCTTCAGGGACTCGGCCACCACGAACGACGTGCCCCCGCCCGCAAACGGGTCGAAGATCGCTCCGCTTGTACAGTTGGCTATGAGCATCTTCATCCATGCCACCGGCTTAGAGTGGGCGTGCCCCTCGAATTGCTTGGTGTTCTGTTCCTGGTAGACGGTTGAGAGATGCTTGCCGCGCGGGTCGGGCTTGTAGAGATATTCGCCGCGCGTGTTCTGTACCATGTGCTCGCTATCCGGCTCTCCGTAGTGCGCCCCATCTGGGTCATACTTGCCCTTGCCAAACCATAGGCAGAGTTTCGCCCTGGCGAGGGGCCAGCCCGGCGTATACCAGCTTGTCACGCCATCCCACACAAAAGCGGAGCGAAACGGCGGCCATCCGTCTATGGCGTCCAATAGGTGCCGATGGTCTGTGAACACTAGCGCATCAGTGGCGGGCCAGCGCAGCCCTGTCACATCCGGCCCCGCGTCATAAGGCGGATCGAACACCAACGCGCCTATCGTCTCGCCTTGCAAAAGTCCATCAACGGTCGCGCTATCCCGACTATCGCCACATATCAGCCGATGGCTCCCAAACTCCCACAGTTGCCCCGGCTCGGTCTGCCACTTGGCTTGCAGTTCTGCGGCTCTGTCTATTTCTGGCTCCGGAGGCTCGGCATCGGCCTCTAGCAGTTCATTCCCCGCCTGCTCCAGTATCCCGCTCAACTCCTCGGGGTAGAACATGCCGCTCAGGTCCAGCCCCGCCTCCAGGTCGGCGGCGATCTGGGAGGCGTCCCAGGTGGCTAGCTCGCTGGATCGTTCATCGGCCACGGCATAGAAACGCTCTTGCTCTGGCGTCAAGTCCTCACGGTTGACGATCACCCACTGCTTGCCGTTGGTCGTAACCTCGACAACCTCTTCTATGCCAGCCTGGGCCATCGCCTCATAGGTTAGGTTGCCAGCGAGGATCTTGCCTTTAGATGCTGCGCCAGATCGGAATGCCCCCACCTTCTGGATGCTATCGACAACGACGCCAAGGTTTCGGGGCGAGTGTGCCACGGGGTTGGCGTCGTTCTGGCGAAAATCTGCCAGCTTCTTGCGTTTTACCTGAACGTCCGAGTTTGACAAGTCTTTAACTCAGTCCTATACTAGCAGCATGAAAACACTTATAGACGTTACCTGTGAGCAATGCGGGAAAGTCTTTCAGATTGCGCCTGGTCGGCTGAAGCATGGGCGCGGCAAGTATTGTTCCCGTGAGTGCAAATACAATGCCGTCAAGCCAGCGCCCAAGCAGACATACACACATACATGCAAGCGATGTGGCAAGGCTTTCGCCGCGACCACGCGCAGGCATTCGACGTATTGCTCTAAAGAATGTGCCTATCCCAAGATCACGGCTACTTGCCAACATTGCGGCAAGACTTTTCACACGACGCCTAGCGCCCACTCTAAATTCTGCTCCAAGGCTTGCGCCTATAGTTCTGTTAGCAGAAGCGCGCAGGCGCGAGAAAAGGCGCTTGATGCTTGGGCCAATCCTGAGAGCCGACAACGCCTTATGGATGGCATTGCCAAACGTTCCAATATGCCAGAGTGGTACAGTTCTCCGCACTTTCAGAAAGGCCCCGCGCATCCTCGATATGCTGGGAATAGACGTGGCCGCGAGTGCGAGACTTCCCGCTATCAGTACAAGGTCTGGCATAAGGCCGTGCTTGCCAAGGACAATTACACCTGCCAGGATTGCGGGGAGCGCGGCGGGCGATTGACGGCCCATCATGTTCAGGCATGGGCCGATATGCCCGGATTGCGCTATGACGTTAATAATGGCGTTGCCCTGTGCTATCCTTGCCATGACAAGCGCCACGGACGAACCCCAAAGCCATTGACCAGGGAATGCGCCCATTGCGGCCAGACGTTCCAGCTTCACAAGAACCGCCAACGCTTTTGCTCGATCCAGTGCGCCGTGCAACACCGCGCTAGTCAGAGCGCCTAGCCCGCGCTTCGTGCCCTGGTTGGCGTTGCGCGCGTCCGGTGTCAACTTGTCAATGCCAACCGTCTCCGTCAACTCTTCGCGCCCCCATGCCCGTTGATTGCGCACCCCTGGCGTCGCGGTTGTCAGCGCGACCTACCAGCGCCGAGAGGCACCCCGTTTGTCTGCAAACGCAAAAAACTGCGCCTCTTGAGCGCAGTCTATCACAAACTATAACCCAAACCGTTACTTCTGATATACCAAATTCGCTATGTTATTCGCCCTCTTTGACCAGGCGCCAGCGCGTCTCCGTGACGCATATCAGCGGCAGGCCAATGCGGCCCAAAGCGTTCAGGTCTTTGCGAATGGTTACGGGCGTGACGTTAAAGTGCTCAGCCAACTCCGCGCTCGTATAGGATCCGCCTGCTAGGAACATGAGGCGCATCTTGTAGAGTCTCACAGCGCGGCACTCCACGTCCGTCATGAGCCTTACGTTGGGTTCTGCGATGATGGCGGCCATGACTAGGCTTCCTCCCATCCCGTGGTACTCTCCAGCGCCTCCCGCACGTGGCGAGAGACGAGCGACGCCAAGAGCAGGAGCGCGAGCAGGCCAAGCGCCGCGAGAGACTGAAGACGCTGCTTCATGGCAGACCTCCCTGCTTTGCTATTGCCTCCACCACCTGACTTATGTTTCTAGCCCACTCCTCTATTTGCACCGTGCTCGTGGCAGATGCAGCTCCCAGGCGCTCAATTTGCTCACTGATGATAGGTAACATGGGCGATAGGCGATGGAGCACAAAACCGAACTTCCCAGAGCGTGGTCGTACGCGAAACGGGCGCCCTAAGCTATATTTCTGCCAGAGCGTCAGGGGACCACGTCGCCGGGTGCGGAGACGATCTTTCATGGCTTCGGCCTCCGTGGCGCGCTGAACGACGCCCGTACCAGCAGCGTGGCCGCTGCCAGCGCCAGGATGGCGATAGCCGCCGATAGGTCGTACTCCAGGCCCAGGAGCATACGATAGAGCACGAACCCGGCCAAGCCGTATACCACCGCCTCGAAGAGCTTGATCATCAGCCATCCCTCCTATTGTGGTAGTCACTGCCCGCGCCTACGCAGATGCACGCATAGAGCACGAACAGGATCAGGCCAATCGCCCCGATGATGCACCATCCGTACCATGGCATTGTTGCGCCTCCTTTGCTACGTTTGCCCGGCGGGGCGTGCGCTGTCTTGAGAATGCTCCTCTAGCGTTTGGGCCAGTAGTGCCGTTAGGTGTTATCACTGAAACGCTACGGATAGATAAACGTCTCGCGCTTTCACCCCGCCAGGCGCGGGTTGCCGCCCGCTCACGCCTCC